GTCCGTACATGCTGATTCGAAACTCTATCGGAAGCCTCACTCAAATCGAGCGTGGCAAGGTCCCCGCAGCGGGAGCCTTGTGAAGCCATTACCCTATTAGGGTCCTGGTCATCAAATCCGATAACGCGCGAGAGGAAACCATCCTCTTTAAACGCGGCAAGCAAACTGCGAAGGATCGACTGCTGTGCAAATTGCATGGCAGCCGGTTCAATCGCAATTATGCGAGGAGTTTTGAGCGTCTTAGGAACTGTGATAACCCTAACGGGCATCTCAGCTCCGGGTTCGAGGATGACAAGTTCCTTATCCATCTCGGCCTTATAAGACCGATTAGGAATAAGGAACTCTTCAGCCGGAAGAGATGGCTGAAGACGAGCGGTCCAGGTTCGCAGATTCCACTTAGCATTACTGCTAAGTCGATCTGCGACTGCGCCTGGGCCGTGCTTAGGGTGAAGGCGGGCCCAGTGGACATCTCTGTCCACTTTTGCCAGCAAATCACCAAAAAGCAAAGCGGAAACACGCTTGAAATCCTCCATATAAGAAGGATCCAAAAGCGAATCCGCTTCCTTGACATCCTGCTCACACTTGACGTAGTCGAGCATTGCTCGTCTCTCACGTCTCGGATTAACAACCCGAGAGGAGGTAGCGAAAGCATCCTCCTGAGGGAGAGCGATCTTGCTGAACGCGAGTGTCAACTCGCGCAAAGCAATGATTGCTTCAATGTCCGGCTCGTCAAGCAACGTGCCACTACAAGGATTGAACACACGTCCAAGGAAACCTCCTAGAAATAGGGGGAGACCAGTATGACGCCCAGCCTTAAAGGCAGGGCAGTCAGAAGGGACGACGAAACCTTGGTCCAGCCATTTTTGGATGGCTTTACCAAAGTCCGCCAGGGTAATCGCTAGAAACGACAACCCCTCGTGTTCAACCCAACACGCGACAGTTTTTATGTCGCGTGTGGCGCTAGTGCAGCATCGTGTGGCCATTTCACTAGCCACACAGGACCAGAGTGACGTCAGGCTTTTCATAGTCCCTCCTTATCAGAGGTGGCTATCCTTAGCTCTGCCGTCTAGCTCGTGAGGAGGTCAGAGACCCCGGAGATCACACACCGCCATCAGATCATACAATGAGCTGAGAAGGCGATGCAAAATCTCTAGGACTTCTGGGATATCCGTTTCCGGAATCCATAGTTGAATAACCATGAGCTGCCCGTTTTCACGGAGCGGACCATGACTAACAACTACCTCCGTACGATTCGCATATGCGCTCAACACCCGTGAGGGTAATGAGTTAGCACATCTCCTGCCACTACGAGCAAGTTGACTATTAGCGTTACCAGTGCCACGAATTTCTTCGTGGGCAACTGGCGCAACGCAACGTCAGTCTTGCGACGCCCGAACCTCTTCGGAGCGTGCTGGGGACCAGAATCCCGATTTCTCGGGGAATGGCCACCATCGATAGGCAGCATTGCTGTCCTCCTAACAGCTCAGGCGAGACGGATTAGTTCTCGCCAGCGAGCAGCTTGGAGATCAGCAAGTTCGAAGTCGCGTTGTACATGGCGGCGAAGCCGACATGCGCAGCGAGAGCCTCCGTAGCCGTATAGCCGGCGGGCGGAAGGTCGAAAACCACATATGTGGACAGTCCGACCTTCACGTTTTCCGCTGGCTTGAACGGATC